ACTTATCATTAGGGATAAACACACATTGGCAGAGTTACGAACATTCGTTCGTAACGACAGAGGCACAATGTCAGGATCTCCTTACGACGACAGAGTTATGGCTCTTGCGTTAGCTAACCAGATGCGTAAATTCGCACATGAACCCGAATATGCGCCAGAAGTTGACGATTATTGGACTATTGACTGGTTTGCTAGACTGCTACCTGGTCACAGTACAGAAGATCCGCTGCAAATAGGCTTGAATACTATTCGTGGGACACATTAACCTAACTAATAGGAGCATGTTCCACAGGAAGGGCTGTAATGGCTAAATTTGTTTCCCACACCAACGGTACTGAAACCGTTGATGGGGCGAAAGGGAAAAACGCTAAAATGGAGCGGGGCGGCAGTGTATCTGCTAACCCAATCTGGACTCCTGGCGGACCTCAATCACCAAAACAACGTATGGACGCAGGCAAATATGCGAACCAAACAGGTGGTAACGGTCAGGCGAGTCAACGCGAAACCCCCAAAAATCAGCATGGTATCTCAGGTTCGGTAGAGCATGTAGCTCAACAGCCGAACTTTCGCGGCTCAGACGCTGGTTAAAATATGGCTGTCCTCCCAGATGGGGCCAGCTTTGAAGAGTTCACTCAATACGTTCTGGAACGGCGAGGCAATATCGCTCTTACAGAACTTCAGGAACTCTACGAACGTAGGCTTCGCCTAAAGTCGATTACGGTATCGACTGGACAAGGCTTCCAGTCCACGTTGCCCTCTGATGAGCAGGGGCTTACTAAACGTGAACGAGAAGCTAAAGTTTTTGCTGAAGCTAAATCTCAGGGCCGTAACATAGAAAAGATGCCAGAGAAAGTTCAGTTTTAATGCCTAGAAAATCTCGTCAAGAAAAGCTTTCTGACTACATTGAGAAAGTAGACAAATGTGAAAATTGGCGAGATCAGGAAAACTTTGAACGCACTTGGCGTAGGCTAATAGACCTTTACAGAGGCAAGCATTGGCCTTCAACAACTTCTTCTAAGCAAGATCTCATTGCTGTAAACTTAGCTTTTTCTACAGTTAATGTTATTGCTCCTTCTGTAGCTGTGAACTATCCAAAAATAGTTGTTCAGGCTACGGATCCTATGGACTCTGCTCGGGCTGCTGTAGTCGAAGGTGTCGCCAACTATATGTGGCGGCACCACGACTTTAGAACTCCTTTCCGTTCCGCTGTTAAAGACTTCCTTGTCATAGGACACGGTTGGCTTAAAGTTGGCTGGAAGTTCGTTGAACAAGAACAAGGGCTAACGGACGAACAACGAGAAGAAATGATCGGCTCAGCAATGCTTGAAGCCGATACTTTCGCCATTGAGAATCCTGAAATGGCGGCAGATCTTCCTACAGATGACGATATTATCGCTAGTATTCCTGAATCAGCGATGACGATTGTTGAAGATCAGCCATTCGTTGAAAGAGTTTCACCTTTCGATGTGTTTGTTGATCCAGTAGCAACCTGCATGGCAGATGCCAAATGGATAGCACAACGAATTGTGCGTCCAGTTGAAGAAGCGCAGAAAGATAGACGCTATAAAGCTTCTGTAAGGAAACGGCTTTCTAGCTCAGTCATAGACACTGAAACGCCAGAATACCACGACGGTAAAGGCGAGTTCGTAGGCGATCAAGTTGTAATCTGGGAGTTCTACGACATTCTGGAGAACACAGTTGGCATATATGCTGACGGTGCAGAAGAATTCCTTGTAGACCCTGTTCCTATGCCTTACGCATATGGACAGCCTTTCGTAATGATACGAAACTACGATGTCCCTGACCATTTCTATCCGATTGGAGATTTAGAGTCCATCGAATCCCTCCAACTGGAACTAGATAAAACTCGTAGCCAGTTGATGAACGATAGAAAGCGTTATGCGCGCAAATATCTTTATCACGAACGCTCATTCGGACCTGAAGGTCGCGAAGCCCTTGAATCTGATGAGGACGGTAGGCTCGTCCCCGTGGTGGACGAAAACAAACCTCTCCAAGAGGTTGTTGTACCGATGCCTCAAATCCCCCTGAGCCCTGAAATATACAACTATTCAAGCATTATTGAAGAAGATATAAATACTGTTTCAGGTATTTCGGAATACGCCAGAGGCGCTATGCCCGAAATACGGAGAACAGCTACAGAAGCTAGCATTATCGCAGATGCTCAGAATGCTAGAGCAGCAGATAAACTAGCAATAGTCGAAATATCTATTTCTGACGTAGCTCGCCACGTTATCCAGCTAATGCAACAGTTTATGACTGGAGAGCATGTAGCTAGGGTTACGGCTAGAGGCGGAGAAGATATATTCTTTGAATTTGACCGAGATATGATCTCTGGAGAGTACGATTTCTCGGTTCAAGCAGGCTCTACGCAGCCCATGAACGATACAATACGAAAGCAACAAGCAGTTTCTTTGATGAACGCTGTTGCTCCGCTTGTCGGGGAAGTTATTGACCCGCAAGCGCTTGCCGTTCATGTCCTTGAACAAGGTTTCGGTATTAAAGATCCCGAAAAATTCCTTGTTCAGGCTCCTGGCCCAGAAGTTGCCGCAGAAGAGGGTCAAGTCCCTTCTGAAGGCCCTGTGCCAGGTGGGATGCCGCCAGTACCGCCTGTATCCCCTGATATGGGGGCGGATGGGGCATTTGCCCCCACTGGTGGTGTTCCACCCGAATTACTTTTACAGCTTCAAAACCAGATGGGGATGGAGCTTCCATCCCTGTAGTGGGACATTATGCTACTCTTAGTAGGAGCAACTTTACAGACTCCTAGGAGGGGCTAGTGCCTCAAGAAAATGAAGTAGACCTGGAATCCACTTATGAGGACACTCCAGAAACTTTTGATGACGTTCCACAGGAACCTGGTGAAACCTACATTGTCAAGGTTGACGGTGAGGAATCAGAGGTCAGCCTGGAAGAACTTCGAGATGGATACCAGCGTCAAGCGGATTATACCCGTAAAACGCAGGAATTATCGGCTGAACGGGACCGTTTGCGTCAAGCTGAGTCAATCGTTTCCGCTTTGGAGTCAGATCCAAAGGGGACTTTGGAAGCTTTAGGGCGATCTTTTGGTGTAGAAGTTGCCAATTCTCAAGATGTTGAGGACTGGGAAGATCTTGATCCAACTGAACAAAAGCTCCGAGAGCTTGAAAAGAAGATTGAGCAGCAGGAACAAACACAACGTCAGCAAACCGTTGAACGTGAGGTTACAAATCTTCAAGAGAAATACGGTGAATTTGACGCTAAGGAACTTCTTCGCCACGCTGTGAAGAACGGAATTAGCAATTTAGATGCAGCCTATACTCACTGGAGATTCGGTGATGTTAAAGCTACTGCTGACAAGCTTCAGCAGGAGCAAGAAATTACTCAGAAAAAGCGTGATGCGTCTGTCATTACACCTGGAGGGTCAACCCAAGCGGGAACCCAGCAAACCCAGCCTGAAACAGCACCATCTAGCATCCGAGAAGCGTTTGAACGGGCCAAACAACAATTAAGCACTTAACCTTTTAGGAGCAAAAAATGGCTGGCAACAGCAATTTTGATGAGATTCTAACTACGACTCTCAATAATTATGTTCCAAAATTAGTAGACAACATTTTTAGTGCCCGTCCATTGTTCTATGCTTTGACAAATGGTCAAACCATGCGAACAGTTAGCGGTGGCGCAAAGATTGTTGTTCCTATTATTTATGGAACCAACTCAACCGCTGGCTCGTACAGCGGAACCGATACTATTTCCACAACGGCTCAGACAGGCATGTCGGCTGCTGAGTACGACTGGAAACAGTACGCTGCAACTGTAACCATTAACGGTATGGAAGAAGCCAAGAACAGCGGAGAAGCTCAAATCATTGACCTTCTCGAAGGCAAAATCTTCCAAACCCAAGAAACCATCATCGAGAACATGAACACCATGTTCTACGCTGACGGCACTGGTAACAGCGCTAAAGACTGGGAAGGAATCGCAGGACTCGTTGATTCTGCTGGAACTGTTGGAGGCATTGACCCAACAGGTACAGGCAACGGCTTCTGGGCTTCAACTGAAACTGCCTCTGGCGGTGTCGGTTCCCTTACCACAGCCATGATGGCGACGTTGTACAATGATGTTTCTGTTGGTAATGACCAACCGACCATCATCATTACGTCCCAACAGGGCTACGAAAAATATGAAAGCTTGCTGACCAGCAATATCCGTTACACGGATACTGACATGGCTGACGCTGGCTTCCAGAACCTCATGTTCAAGGGTGCGCCAATAACATTTGACGCAGCTATTTCTACAGGAACTGTAGCCGCAGGCTCACAGCCAATGTACATGCTGAACACGAAGTATCTGCAACTTGTACGCCACTCGGATGTTTGGTTCAAGCCAACGCCGTTCGTGCGTCCTACAAATCAAGATGCTGTGTTCTCACAGATCTTGTGCTACGGCAACCTTACCTGCTCGAACCGAGCACGTAACGGTAAGCTATCAGGGCTATAAACTAATAGCTCACAGGTGGTGGGGTGAGGGTTTCGGCCCTCGCCCCACCCAAAAGTTCTGAGGATTCATGGGCAGAGAATTGCAATTAGGGTACGGAAGTAGCCGAAGGGTTTATGGAGATCCTGGGGAAGGATACTCTCAGAGTACCCCTAGAGATAGTTACTTCGGTGGCCGTGGAGTGCGAGCGGTGAATGCGGATATTCCGCATGAAGAGCCGCAACTTTCTTCTTGTCTTGCAATTACTAAAGCTGGTGATCCATGCAAAGCTCGTCCTGCTGAGGGGCAGAGCTTTTGCTCTTTCCATAAGGAGTAGCGGTGAACTTAGGGGAAATGCGTTCCTACATTCAGAGCGTTGTCGAAATTGACAACAGCGACATTTCTGATGACGTGATGAACCGCATGTTGGGGCAAGGCTATGACCAAGTTGTTTACAGCGAGAAACGCTGGCCTTGGTACGAGGTTTCTACAACCTTTTCTACTGTTTCTGGAACTTCGGATTATGCTCTTTCTACGGTGGGAGGAAGTGTCACCAACGGGTTGCGTGAAATAAACGCATTAAGAACAGACGATCATGTTCTTACGCTCATTGGAAGAGATGCAGGTGACCTTGTTTATCCTTTGGATTCTGCTGGGAATGGTGATAGTTGGTATTGGTCTTACTGGGCCGAAACCGTAAGGTTGTACCCTACCCCGTCCTCTGCTCAAACAATTTATGTTCGGGGATACAAAAACCCTTCAGCATTTGGGGCAGGTTCATTAGATTCTGCAACTCCAAGTGATTTCCCTGAACCGTTTCATCAGCTAATTGCGACCTTCGGGATTGCTCGTGCTTATGAACAGCAAGAAGATCCTGGTATGGCTCGCGAATACCAAAATATTTTCGCTAGGGAGTTAGATAATTTACGGGCAAGGTATCTTGATGCGCCTGCACCGCAGCCTTTGGTTTTGAATACTGTTTCGACTTCTCGTTGGCGTTCACAGAGTGTTATGCCTGACCGACTTAGGTTTAGTTGGGAGTAACGGATGTCTAAAGCGGAATCCCAGGGCTCTGTTCCACATGGTCAGCGATATAAGCTGACCATGTTAGAGGATTTTAGTGGGGGCTTAAATTTACGTTCGGACCAATTCAATTTGGGTCCTAACGAAAGCCCTAACATGCTTAACGTAGATGTTGACCCTCGTGGCGGTATCAAGATGCGTTTAGGGGTAGATAAACGCAATTCAACTGCTTTGCCTTCTAGGGTGACAGGTTTAGGGCAGTTCACCCCAGATGGGGGAACAGCCCGAGTTATTTGTTCATATGGAACTACTGTTGCGGAATCTTCTGCGAATGATTTCACAACTTTAAGTGGTGTTTCGGTTACTGACGGTAACCGTTTGTATGGGCAAACAACTAACGATAAGTTTTATGGAGTTTCGGGAGATGCTGCGTCATTTGTTTACGATGGAACAACTGCTTCAAACCTTGCGTCGAATGTCAACGGTTCAGCAGGAAATTACCCTATAGCTAAATACACTTGCCATTGGAACAACCATGCTTGGGTTGCCCACACCAAAGAAGGTGGCACTGCTTACGCTAACCGTGTGCGTTGGTCACGAATAGATGATCCAGAGACATGGTTTGATTACGATTATGTGGATGTCAACGTGGGGGAACGAGGCGACGAACTTTCTGCTCTCGTACCCTTCGCTGATCGCTTATTAATTTTCAAAACGAACAGCGTTCATGCGCTGTACGGTTTTGATTCTTTGACGTTTCAATTAGTGCCTCTTTCCCAGGATGTGGGTTCTGTGGCAATGTCGTCACCAGTTTCGACTCCTTATGGAGTGTTTTTCTGGTATGACCGTCAAGGCGTATGGATGTATGACGGCGACAAGTTTGTTTGGGTGTTTGAGAAACTCCAACCAGCTATCGACGATGGAAGATTACAGTTCAACAATCCGCCTCAGTTGGCTTGGTTTAAGAACAGACTTTATGTTTCTGTTGATTGGGATGATTCAGGTGGTGCTGTTACTCATCGCCGTGTTCTAGTTTTTGACCCGACTTTGGGTGCTTGGACTATGACGAACATAGACGCTAATACGCTGTTGACGTTTGCGCCTCCTGGCGCTGAACAGGATTTGTTGGCTGCTTGTTATACGAACTCGGGTCGTGTTGTCCATTTGGAACAGGATTTGCAAAGCGATTTCTATGGGACGACGACATCGCATATTGATTCTTCTTATACGACAAGTTGGCTTGTTGGGAAGAATCCGATTGTTAAGAAGCGTTGGGGTAAGCCTCGTATTGTGGTGAGTTCTGATGCAACTGTGGCTATGTCTGCAAAGTTGTATACGGATTACGACACTGCGAACTTTAAGAAGTCAATGTCCTTTGGTGTTCAAACGGGGGCTACGTCTGGGGCAACATGGGCTGCTTCGGCAGGCCCAACGGGGGGGACAGGCGTTTATGGTACGAGTACTTGGGCGAGTGAGCCCAATACGGATGTTACTAATATTGAGCGGCTGCCTACTCTTGGGACAGCTAAGGCTATTCAATTAAAGGTAGAAGGTCCTACATCTGTTGATGAGGCTTGGGAAGTGAACGCTATGGCATTTACTTATATTCATAGGAGACTGCGTTAATGGCAACCTTTACCCAGCCGAATACGGCTGTAGCTGGTAGTGCGATCATTGCTAGCGAACATAACTCTAACTGGACTTATTTGAAGAACTGGTTAGAGGGTGTTCCTGGTCAGACCGCTACTTATCCTGGGGTAATTCAGAATACTGGTGGAACAGTTAGCGGCGATTTAGCTGTTACTGGTGGTTTAACTGGTGGGACTCTTACCTCTACGGGAAATGTTTCTCTTGGAGCAACAAACCACCTGTATTTGAGCAGTACCCAACATAGCGTTATTGGTTTGAGCACTGGTACTGATATCAACGCTGAAACTGCTGGAAGTTTCTTAAAAGATCTTGCTTATCGAGCGAACTTCTTAAGCTCGGCAGCGCCAGGAGGCGTTGCTGGACCTGGCAATAACACTCACTGGCTTTCTAACGGTGCTGACATAGCTGCTCCTGCGGCTGATGCTGGCAACTACTTGACTGAAGCCCATCGTTATTCGGTGTACTCTCGTCGTGCTGGCGAAGGATACGCTGGGGCGGCGGAAGCTCGCCCCGAGTCCGAATATCGTCTTGTGGTAAATGGTTCTATTGCTGTCCGTGGCGACATTATTGGTTATTCCAGCAAAAACGAAAGCGTGCCTGGAACGTCAAGCGATTACGGGCTGGGTTTAGGTACCCGTATTGACTGCCAATGGTTGAATGTTGGGGCCAACGTAGATATTGCTGGGGAGCTACGAGTACAAACTGCGTATGACTATGCCCGTATCTATATGGGTAATGACTATTACACGGCTGAAGATTACATCGAGTGGAAAGACACTCTTCCAACAACCAACCTTCCTGGCTTCCAATTTGTTCACAACAGCACCGCTCATTTAACGATTGCCGAATCATCAGGTGTTCTTGATTTACGCAGTCAATCAGGTTGGCCGACGCTTTCAGGAACTGGTGCAGTTATTACGACTACTGGTTCGCATCAGCTTGGGTTATCTTCTTCTTCGATTCGTTTCAAAGAAGATGTAGAAGATGTTGAGACTGAAGATAATTGGACAAAACTTCGGGCTTTGAAGCCACGTACGTTTCGTTGGAACGAAGAAGTGGCAACTCATTCGGGGATGGACTATGAAACTCAGGTTCCTGAGCTTGGGTTTATTGCCGAGGAAGTACATGAGGCTGCGCCTGACGCAACATTGTACGATGAGAATGGTGACCCGATTGTGTATCGAGAGAAGTCGATGCTTGCAATGCTAGTTAAAGCAGTGCAAGACATTGACGAGCGTTTGGGGGCTCTTGAATAATGGCGACAGGGACCACGTACACCAATGATGTAGGCAGAGGCCAGAACCTCATTTCCTATGCTGACGGTTTCCGTTATCAAGGACAATGGTCGTCTGGTACCTCCTACTCTGTTGGTGATGTTGTTGAATACAGCAGCGGTTCCTATGTTGCTCGCACAGCGCATTCTGGTCAAACTCCTTCTGCTGGTAGCAGTTATTGGCAAACAATTTCTGCGCCAGGAGCAGCAGGTGGCCCTGGCCCAGCAGGAGCATCAGGGCCGCAGGGCCCAACGGGCCCAACGGGCCCAGACGGTGCAACTGTTCTTAACGGAATAGGTGATCCGCAAGGAGTTACTGGTCAAGACGGCGACTTCTATTTGAATGTATCCAATAACTATTTCTTTGGACCTAAAGCCAGCGGCGTTTGGCCTGTTGGGTTTAGTTTGATTGGCCCGAATGGGCCACAGGGTTCAACGGGACCTACGGGACCCACTGGTCCAGTTGGCCCACCTGGTGGGCCCCCTGGGCCCACAGGCCCAACGGGGCCCACGGGAAGTGTGGGTCCAGCAGGTCAAGCTTCTGGGCTTGTCAATGGTGGCATCCCAGCGTCTAATTCTAATGGAGATTATGGAGGCGTCACACCTATTGACGCAGGAGGGCCAACGTAGTGCCTATTCAGATTCAATTTCGTAGAGGAACCCATGCTCAGTGGGTTGCTGCTGATCCTGTCTTAGCTGACGGCGAAATGGCTATCCAAACTGACGCTGGTGGTGGCGAACAAGCTATGACCTTAAAAATTGGTGATGGTACTACGGCTTGGAGTTCGCTGGCTTACGGCGGGCTGCGTGGACCGACTGGACCGACTGGTCCTCACGGAACTTCTGTCAATAACCTTGACGGGGGGGAAGCGGCGACTAACTATGGAGGCATCGGGGCTACGGCTACTGGTGGTAACGCACAAGGAATATAAATGGCTGTACAAATACAACTTCGACGAGACTCCAGCACCAACTGGACCTCTGCTAACCCTACGCTCGCTCTTGGCGAGATCGGGTTAGAAACCGATGGATACAAATACAAGATTGGTGACGGCGCTACTGCGTGGACCTCGTTAGGTTACGCAGAGCTAGCTGGTACCGACGTATTTACCATTAATGAGCAGACAGGTACCGCTTATACGTTGGCTGCTGGGGACGCTGGCAAGCTTATTAAGATGACGAACGCTGCGGCAAACACCTTAACGGTGCCGCCAAGTTCGAGCGTCAACTATGACATTGGAACAACAATCAATGTTGTCCAATATGGTGCAGGTCAAACAACTTTGACTGCTGGCGCTGGTGTAACCATCTACTCGTACAACAGTGCGTTAGCTATTACTGGTCAGTACGGTCAAGCTGTTCTCACCAAGTGTGACACTGATCTTTGGATTGCGGCAGGACTTCTGAGCTAATGGCTGGTGTAACGACTGCTTCTAGGGCTGGTTGGGGGATTATTGCTTCTTCGGAAGCAATGAACCCCAAATTGCAAGGCGATTATCTCAACTCGACGACCAACGCTTCTGGCAATTTCAGCATAACTAGTATCCCGACTACGGACTGGAAAGATTTAGAAATCTGGTTGAGTAAAAGTAACCAAAGCACTTGGACTGGTAGTTGGTATTTCTATTTCAATAACAACCAGAGTTTCGGTAATTCGTCTTACTGGTATCGAGGTCATTCAACTGGGACTAGCTATGGAACTGACTCCCAGAATTACGCTCATATGTATCCAGAGGGTTACTCTAATTACGGTCATATGTGTCGCATCTATATCGCTAACTATTCCAGCACGACAAACAATAAAGCTTGGTGGTCAATGGGGTCTTACACGAACGGAACCGCTACGAGTTATGGGACTCACCAGTTCAATTCAGGAGTATTAAACCTTGTTGATCCTATTACTTCGTTCCAAACGTCAGATTCGTATGGTAACGGCAGCGTCAGCTATCAGGCGTGGACAATACTTGGCCGAGGAGTCAAACCATAATGGCTCTTAAACAAAAGTTTTACGAACTTGGTTCTGCTACGACTGGTTCAGATAACACTCTTCAATATTTAACTATTGAGGGTTTGAATACTGATTACGCCATGTTTTCAATCGTGTTCGACGGAATGCTTAAAATGCCTTCCACTGATGAAAGTTCTCTTAACTATTCGTGGCAGTACGGACCAACTGTTGAAATGCAAGGCGCTTGGCCTGGTGGACCGAATGCTTCTGCGGCTAAGTATCGAAACTTGATGGTTGAGTGGATGCCAAATGTTGGAAACTCTACCTGTCGATTAGGTAACGGTCGCGAAGCATACGTTACGACTAGTTACGGCAGCTTCCCTAGATGGTATTACATTACTGCTGCTTATGATTTCAGTGAACGAATGGTGATGGAAGGTAATTGCATTCTTCCTGGGGATGACAGCATGAAAGTTATCGCTTGGAACGGCGGTGGACCTTTACCTGGTAATCCAGGCAGTTTCGGCAACTATGGTTCGGCTCGTCAAATGGCTTATACTAAACTTGATTGCCAACTTGCTGATTCTGCGCCGACTTCGATAGGTCCAATGAGCAGTATTCGCATTGGTGCAGGATTAACCACAAATGGTAACCCTTTCACTTTTAACGTATTTTCGACACTCAAAGTTTATGGGATGGGCTGGACTGATGTTCACAGCACCTAAAGGAATGAATTGATATGCCAAATCAGAATTGGGTTTTAGCAGCACAAGTGCACGTTCCTTATAGCAGCGCTGTGAACCAAGTTACGTTCAGTAACACCACTTCCCAAACTGCGACAGATGACACTGGGCAAGTTCGCACCTTGACGTATTCTCAAGCTCCTATTGCTAGGATGTTTGCTAAATATACGATTCACACTTCCTCCTCTCTGAGCCAAACCCAGGGTTATTCATACCTGCACACAACAGGTCAGCATGATTACGCTGAGGAATGGTGTGGCCCAAATCAAATTGGCACGCTGTATTCAAGTGGTAACAGCACAGGTACTGGTACCGCAAGCTATTACACCACTGGTGCTTATTGGGGTTATGGCGCTATGAAACACCACTACAGTATGTATGGTTGGGGTGCTGCAGTAACTGATGCTGCAGGCGCAACTGTTCAACCTTATGACAGGCGCAGGCAGGGTGTGAACGTAGGGTGTTGGGAGTGGTATACCACCGATCAATTTTACCCAGTTCATCAACACTGGACTATGTGTTGCACTGACGGTACTTCAGACGGTTCTGCTGCTACTGGTAACAGCGAGTGGGGGGCTTATGCACAGGGTTGCGGTGGACAAAACAGCACCTACAGCCCCTCTAATTTTTATTGGTATTGCGGTTACAACGTCAGTGGGACTTTTCTCTTGTATCGGTCTTGTAATGGGGATTTTCAAGTAAATGAATAAGGAAATAATATGAGTTTAAGAGAACCGCCAATGATGATGGCTATTTATGATTGTGCGACCCAAGAGCAAACTATTCGTGAGTTCACCCAAGAAGAGTATGACGCTTTTGATGAGCAGCAAAAATTGGCTGTTCAGAACGAGGCAGAAGAAACACAAAAGAATGCTGATGCTGCGGCTGGTCGTCAGAAACTTCTTGATCTTGGGTTAAGCGAAGCTGAGGTTAATGCTCTTGTAGGACCTCCGCCTCCTGAGGGTGCTCCAGATGTTGAGGCACCTGATCCAGCATGAGCGCTGACGTAGGTATCGAAGAAGTTATTGCTTCTTTGAGTGAGCGTGGGCAGATGGAATGGGAACTCGCTTTGATGCGAGTCCACATTGCCAATCTTGAAGCGGCTCAATGTTCGTGTGACTGCGATAAATGTGGGACGAAAGAGCCCTAAAGTAGGAGGCCACGGTGGGAATTAGACCTGTTGATCCACAAATAGCCAATAGAACGAGGGCTCGTAAGAACCGTAATCTTCGTAATCAGTCTTGGACAGAACGGAATGTGGAAGGGCTTATTGGTGCTTCGAGTGCGACTCCGACGAGTCGCCATAGCGGTTATGACCCTGATCCTGGGGAGCGTGATGCTCCCAAGTTCCCGCCTGCGTTTACAGGTAAGGGTACGAGCAGTAGTGCTGCTTTGGGGAATCTTGAGGGTTTGACGGGCCAGTATGGTGGGAATACTGGTTCCGCTTCTCGACGTGCAGAGAATAAGGCTGCGATAGCTCAGTTGATTGCTGATAATAAAGCGAAGAATGCTTTGGGTGACCATATGCGCCAGAATCCCTGGGCATATGGCGATAAGTATCGCACAGGTTCTACCCCTGGCTTAGATGCTGCTATAGATTTTGGTATCGCTCAGCGTACTCCTACTAGTCTTGGGCAGGGTGGCCCTTCGATGACTGATTTAGAGTCTTATGCTTTCGATAATCCTGTTGCTACTGGCGGAGAAGAGGAAGATGACACCAGCGGAGGCGGAGGAGTTTTAGATGTCATAGAATCTGACTTGTTGTCTGGTGGCCGCCAGTTTGGTGATTTGAAAACTTTGCAGAGAGCGTTGGTGAAGCTTCGTGGTTCTTTGAATGCGAATGAGTTGCAGCGTTCTCGTAGGTTGGAAGATTTCGCTTTGGCGCTCGATAAGTATCGTCGCCAAGCGGATCGTATGCGTCGCCAGATTCCTGGTGGGTTTAATCGTCGTGGGATGTTAAATAGCGGCCAGTTTGATCGCGGTATGGGCGAGTTTGAGGGTCAGGTTATTCGTGACGAGTTAGAGCAGCGTCATAGGTTACAGCGTGTGTTGCAGGATCTTGGCTTTTCTGATCGTTCTGCTGGTTATGAGTTCGATGAGACTATTCGTGAGAATGCGATTGAAGGGGCGTTGGCGTCTGCTGCTAAGGCTTCTGCTTTGTCGATTCCTGGGTTAGATGGTGGCTTTACGCCTGTGGGTGAGAACATGATGAATCAATATGGGGATGCTTTTATGAACTCTTTGGTTCAAAGCATGTTTAAGGGTTAGGGACTGATATGGGTAACGGACAACCAAAAACTATTCCAGATTCAGCTTTATCGCCAGAAGAACAAAAACGGCTTGCCGAATTTAGAGAAATGACTGGCAATACTGATCCGTTAACTCAGCAAGGCACATTAGGTTTTAATGACGGGGGCGGTGCTGTAGGCAATCTTTGGTCTGATTTAGGTGATGGTTTGAATGCGCTGTTGGATGCTCCGCAAGCAGGTTTAGATGATTTAGACCAATTTTTGTTTGGGGATTACCCAGAATCACCAAAATCACCTGAGCTTATTGATCCTCAAATTGCTGCTCAACGAGATAGGGCTGCTGCTGAACGGATAGCGGGTTATAAGGCAGATTCGGAAGGCCCTTTTAGGGGGCCGTGGGGCTCAGGACAGTTTAAGTCTGGGCATGGTTCTAGCACTGCGGTTAATCCCGAATGGCAACAACCAGGTTTCTTTTTACCTGAAGATAATGTTCGTGGCCGTTTCGACGGTTTGCTAGATCTTTACGATCAGTTACATGCTTCTGACACTGATGCAGCGAAACAGTATCTTTCAACCATCCAACAATACATAGGGGGTGCTGGGGCTGGTCGTGCAGGCCAGATACAGGAAGATACTGATGTTATTAACCGTCAGTTAGATGAGGTTTTTGCTGCCACTGAAGAACGAGATAAGAATAATGATCTTCGGTTTGAAGCAGAGTTCCAGACTGCTATTGACGGGATGGAAGATACGCAGGAGGCTGCGGAGCTTCGTTTAGGAACTTGGGGTATTGATCCGCAACGATGGGTTGCTGGTGCTGGGGCTGAGACTGCTGCGTTGTTGACTTCGCAGGCAATGAATGGTGCTCGTTTCGCTAACGAAATGGGTGCCATTATGAAGATGGCTCACGGTATGGCTACTTCTCGCGTGAATCAAGGTATGGCCGCTGAGGCTCGTAATCTCGCTAACACAGTTTCGCAGTTGGGTTTGCAGGCGCAACTTAATTACCAAAACAATATTCAGCAGATTGACCGAGAGTTGCTGATGAATAAGATTGGTGTTGAGCAGGCAAGTATGGCTTTGAATGCTGCTAATGAGCAAGCTCAAGCTGATTCGACAGCAGCTTTGCAGGCTTATCAGATTATGGCTAAAGCTACGAACACTAGTTCGCAGTTGTGGTATGGGGCGGATCAGTTGGAGTTGGCTGATGATTTGTTTGAGCGCACACCGATGATTCCAGAGATTCCTGACAATACTCGTCCTTGGGGTGGTTTCCAGATTACACCTGAGGGCTTAGGACCACAGAATCTGTTTTATAAGAGCCCAGCAGAGTTACAACAAGCTTTGGAAACATATTTGAAGATGCACTCAGGATAGGAAGCTATGGCTAATAGAACAGATATGTTGGCTGCTTTGAAAACCCCTGGGTCGATAGATCTTTCTCCTGATTCTGGACACATAGATTTAAGCCCAGATGTTCCTAGCGAAAGCAAGGCCACATCGAATATTTGGGGTATAGATATAGATATTCCTGAACCTCGCCCTAAAGGGGGCGGAGGTTTTCTTGGGCCTATAGGTAAGATGATTGATATTGTTGACACGCCTCGTGCGGCGCTTGTGTCAACGGCTAAAGAAATAACTGACTTGATTCAGGGTGAAGGTTTTTCTGCTACTGATTGGTGGAACCAAACTTCTGACAATTACATGGTTGGTCAGTTCATGCAGGACGAGGGGTGGGGTACAGGCACAGGCTGGGATTTAGCTATTGGGTTGCCTTTGGATATTGCTCTTGACCCGTTGACGTATTTGACTGGTGGCGCTGGAGCGGCTGCTCGTATAGGTACGTGGCGTAAAGCGTCTGACGCTTTGCGTAAGGCTGCTGTTACGGCTGATAAAGCTGGTGATGCGGTTAAGGCTAAGAGGTTGAATGATTCTGCGGTTAGGGTCGCTAAGAGTCGTTCAATTCTTGCAGGTGGTGATGATCTCGCTGAGATTGGTTTGAATCCTGCTGGTATGGGGTTTACTGCGTTTGGTACGGGCCGTGTTGGTCGTAAGCTTTTTGAACCTCTTGCTAATCGAGCATCTGGGGGACAATTCAGCAAGTGGGCTGATGCCAGGAGAGTCAAGCAAATACCTAAGTATTTGTTAGACGATGCTGCCTTTGATCTTTCGAGTGCTACTAAGCAAGGTCTGAAAAACCAAGAAGCGGTTTTGACGACCATGAAGAATATGCGGGCTGGTAAGAGCTTGGGTAATGTTTCGTCGCAAGTTAAGCAAGCAGCGAAACTTGCTTCGAGTATGGCGGTTGATGTTGGTCCCCGTTTAGGCAAAGGTAGCGCCGCATTTGGGCGCACCATTGCTATGGGTCCTGGGAGGCTTTTCAATACTGCTGTCGCTAAGACTCCTTATTTGCGAAGTTTGAGTCTTGCTTTAGGTGGCGATACTGCCAATTTGAAGATGGCTTCTAGGGGTTACGGTGTTGATGGTGCCAAGCTCACTGATGGCGATGTTTTGTTTCATATGGAAGCTTGGGACAATTTAGATATTGCGAAGAATGCTGAGAGGGCTTTTGGTATTAGTTTTGGGCAAACCGTATCCAAGTTACGCAAAAAGGTAGATAGATTAAATAGAAACTTTAGGGCTGCAAAGCTTCCTGAGCTTACTGAGGAAGAGCTTCTTCTGATAGGAGCCCAGCATCCTTGGGCTCAGATGGATGAGGCGCAGCAGGCGGCGACTGGGTTGTTGCCTGGGAGCGATAAAGCTCGGGCGCAAGAACTTGTTCAAGAATTCTGGGAAGATACTAGAAAGCAGTTCAACGAGCAGATCAAAGCGGAAGGTGGAACCCAATATGGGACCATCGACGAAATGATCGACGAAATGTACGCTGCTCGTTATCTTGATTTAGATAATCCTGTTGCTCAGGTTGTTGGTGGCAATCGCAATGCGTGGCAAGCTCCGCTTCCAGAGTCGGGGATGATGAAAGGTAGTCCTTTCCAGCCTCGAACTTATGTTGCTAATCCTCAGAAGGGGACAAGGCAAACAAATATTTTCTTGGGAGAAGAACTTGTTCCTCCTGGTCAGCACCCTAAAGGTTTGAGTATTAGGGAGCAGATGGTTGAGATTGGAAAGCGGGCGCATGGTGCCGAGTTCCAAGATATGTTTAAGAAAGATTTTTGGGATGTTGTGCCTAGGTACGGTCGCGACATGGGTCGCCGTGTTCGTTTCCAGCGTTGGCATAACGAAAATGTTTCATCTGGTTTGATAAACAGAGCAACTGTTGACGGAGGTTCGGTTACTTTTAATCGTGAGCAAGCACAAAAACTTGAAAAGTTTATTGAGAATGCTCAGAAACACCAAGCAAGAAGAGCTAGGAAATTAAATAGATCTCGACAAGATGTTGAGAAAGCTCGACAGAATGCTGTTAAGAGCCGCCCTGGGCAAGAAGAAGAATTAGTAGGATTACAAAATCTTTTAGTTCGGATGCACAATGAGGGTATGGAAATTAGCAAGATTGCTAATGGCCTTGAAGAAGCATTAGATGTTACGGATCTTTCTGATGAGGCTCGTGCCGTAATCGTTCAACTCGCTAACGGCACATTTGATGCCGCTGATGCCACGGGAGTTATTGCTGGCAGGGTTGGGCAAGAAATTATTTCTGTATTGGAGCCAGCGCAGCAACGGTTATCTATGCTGCGTAATTTCCAGCGTCAACTTCAAAGTGCTTTAGATCAGATTCAGGCTATGGGGGCTCCTGGCGCTGCTGCTGGTGCTTCTGAAGCTCAGATTGCCCGTTTCTTAACAAAGATAGACGGGCATATCAGCAATTTGGAAGAAGTCTTTACTGGTCTTAACCGTGGGTTATTGCGAGGTTTGGAGAACGGCGAAGAAGTCGTCGTTATGAAACAGGTTGTCAAATTAACTGACGATATCAATAACCCTAAGTACCCCATTTCGTATACGACGAAAAGGCTTGAAGGTCCTGCTCCTATTCAGCGTGAAGTAAGACGTATGTCGCCTGAGCGTGCTGAAAGTTTGCGTGACGTTCGCACGCCTAAGCAACCAGACCAAGCTATGAAACAGCGACGTGAGGCTGGCAGGTTTGCTTCTGGTCAAGAACCAGATTTACGTCCAGAGTTTGCTTCTGGGACTATTGAGACTCCGCCGTTGACTAGGCATACTGTTCAGACTCCTACTGAAACATTTCATGTTGACCGCTACATTTCTCCTACTGCTGGAGATTTGGGTTGGCAGATAACTGGTGAGGGTTTGGAAGCTGGGCATCCTCTTGTTGGCGGCACGAAGGTTTATGCCAGTTTGGGTGAGGCTTTAGACGAGGTGTACTCTTCGCTTGGCTATACAAAGGTGCAGGATAGATTGCCAGACGGGACGTTTGGTGGGAAATATTTTGTGCGTGAGGTGACTGTTCCTAAGGATTCTCCTTTATGGAGAACCCAATCTGGTAAGTCTTGGTCAGAGCGTATGGAGAAGATGGGTCAGCTTTCTAATCAGCTTGATGCTGAAGCTGTGATTGCTGGTAAGTCTATTGAAGATGCGGAAGATTACATTCGGGGGCTTGCCCGAGAGTTAGATGGATCTGATGCTGTTATTGGTTTGCAAGATGAGATTGCTCGTTTGCGTGCGTTTAATGAAGCACAACAAGGATCGAGGCATTGGTTTTATGAGCTTGTGGAGCAGGCCCCTGTTAGGGAAGCTGGCGAGGCTAGTGTTTGGCCTCCTCGCTCTAGGGCTGTTTGGCGTAATGCTGATGGTTCTGAGAGAACGATTTATGAAGTTGGGCAGGAGTTGGGCCTTGATGATGCGACGATAGCTAAACGCTACGTCGATCAGCACAGTCGGGTTGTTAAGACTCGTGGTCCTAAGAAAGCTCAGTCGAAGAAAACGGTTAGGGCTCAGAAGAAGGGGCGGCAAGAAGCGTTTGAGGACGCTGGTGCTCCTCAAACTCGTTTGGTTCCTCGTGAGTTCAGTGACGATCTCACCAGAATTGCCAAGAACTTAGAAGATGATATGCCGTGGCGACAGTTCGACACGGAACGAAATGGTTTCTTCCAAAGCCGAAACAGAACTGTTCCTCATATTGTTACTGATGTTGAAGAGAAGATGGCTTATCTTCAGAAAACCTATAACAGGGTCCAACAAAAAATTAATGAGGCTGCTGATAGGGCAGGGGTTGTTAAAGACAAGATCAATGCGGCTGAAGCTCGTGTTGCTGCTAAAGAAGCAAACCTTGAGGATGTTCGTTCAGAGATTTGGATTGAGCGGCAAGCGCAAGCAGCGGAGCAACTCCAGATCCAAGCAGAAATTCAGAATTTGAAAACTTCTGGAAGTGTTGATGATTGGCTGAAAACTGCTGACAATAATGATGAAGCCATGATGTATGTGATGAAGAATCGTGGCTTGTATACCGCATTTTTGGATGCGTATGGTGAAGCGCAAACTAACTTTATGCAGTCCTTCAGGAATCTTGATAAACGATTTGTGCCTGGTGGTACTGCTAGTGCTGGTGGGAACTATGCGGTTGGTGGTTTAAGCGAATCTGCTATGCACACTTTTGAAGAAGCTATTACTGCTGGCGCTAAACTTGCGGATTACAAAGAAGTTAAGAAGTTTGTTCAACAGTATCGAACGATAGCTAACTGGTGGAAAGCGCAAGCTGTGAGTACTCCAGGTTTCATTCTTCGTAACCTTATGGGCGGTTTGTGGATTAACTCTGCTATTGCTGGTGTGGAGATGGGTACCCATAGCAAGGTTATTGCTATGGCTAAGGCTGCTGCTTTAGAAGGTAACGGCAACGTCATTGATGGTGCTCGGCTTTTGTCTCAGGGAGATGGTGCAAAACTTTCTGGTGTTGCTGGTCTTGGTGGTATGCGTCGCGCTAGCGCTTATGACTTTGAAGTGTTTACTGAGCTTCTGGAAAGCGGTGCTGTTGGTACTGGTCAGGCGTGGTCTGAAGTTGCGACTGCTGTTTCACCTACTGCTACTGCGCCATTTGCTCGGGAAATTAACAGATTTGGTCGTGTTAAGTCTGGTGCGAGAATGGCTATGGCTGATGAAAGCACCACTTGGAATCCATTTAGCGCAGATTTCAAAGGTTACGTTGGTGTTAGAGGCCAGAACGAACGTGCAGAATTTGTTTTGCGTGCCGCTTTGGGCTTTGACACAATCAAGAAGGGCGGCAATTCTATTGATGCGGTGAGGAATATCAACAAGTATCACTTCGATTATTCTGATCTGACTGATGTGGAACGTAGCATTAAAGATGTGATTCCTTTCTACACTTGGCAAAAGAATGTGGTTCCAGTGTTGTTGGAGTCAATGGGGAAACGTCCTCAGGCTTGGTCGAATCTTCTTCGCACCAAGAAAGAGTTGGAGCTTCATTCTCCTCAGGAAGGTCTCGTGCCTGATTACTTTGGTGAGAACATGGGTATCAGGTTGCCGTTTAAGATTCCTGGGATTCGTGGGGGGCGTGTGTACGCTATGCCAGATCTTCCTTTCAGGAATCTGGCTACTTTTGCGAAGGAACCGACTTCTCCGATTCGTGTGCCTTTAGAGTCTGCGTTTCCTTGGATTAAGATGCCTGTTGAGATTTGGGCTAAGAAGCAGTCGTTTGCTGATATTCCGTTTAGCGGAAGATATCAGCAGGTTCCGAGTTGGGGTAAGATTCCTGGGTTGATGCCTATCCTTAGTGCTATGGGTAAGGCTAAGAAGTCCAGTGATGGAACGTGGGTGATGCGTGACAACGATATTTATGCTGTGGATCAGTTCTCTCCTGTGTTGGGTCGTATGCGGAGGATGTTGCCTAATGAAAGCGCTAAGCAAAGACGTTTAGCGCAGACTTGGATATCAACAATCTTTGGTGGGGGTTTCCGTGTTAATGATCCTTGGGAAAAGAACTCTCAACTTATCAGGGATAACACGAGTTTCGCTAATGAGTGGCGTGATATTCTTGATATAGATACAAGGCGGGTATGACGTGGCCCTCACGATTATTTCTCGGTCGGGCTGGGAAGCTCGACCTCCTAAGAAACCTTTTACGAAGCTAAAGCGGTGGCGTATTAAGGGCGTTGTTTTGCATCATAGCGGTGTGAAGAATGGTCCTTCTGGTGTGTCTGCGGTGAAGCAGTATGAACGATTCCATATGGATTCTCGGGGCTGGAATGCTATTGCATATAACTGGCTTGTAGACGAGAAGGGTGTTGTTTATGAGGGTAGAGGTCCTGGTATTCAGTCTGGTGCTACTAAGGGTTGGAATAGTCGTACTGAGTCGATTTGTTATACGGGCTGGGGTGCGGCAAAGGTTCCGAATGAAGCTTTAGTTTCTATTAAGGCTTTGGTGAACGATATTCAGGAGCGTTACGATAATGGACTTTGGGTCAAGGGACACAGAGACTTGGGTAATTCAACTTGCCCTGGTAATTGGCTTTATGACTGGCTTCGCTCAGGGATGCCCGTCGATGAAGGAGATTGGGCTCAGATCGACTGGGCGTCGATTACAGCGCATGTAGATAAGTTGAAGGGGGTAGTATCACACTCCCCCCTCTCCGTTCGCCGTAGGAGCCGTGGAGAGGCTGTCAGGGCAGTACAGCAACGATTAAGTGACTTGGGGCATGAACCTGGTGGTATTGACGGCATTTTTGGCCGAAATACGGCCAGAGCCGTCAAAGAATTTCAAAAAAAGTTTGGATTCCTTAAAGCCGATGGGGTTGTAGGCGTACAAACTTGGGATGTTTTGTTTGCATAAATGGGCCAAAGTTGCCCTATTATAGGAAGTGAGGTAGCAATGCCTAAAGAAAGTAAACAATGGAAGGATTCTTCTTCTGTTGAAAATGCCGAAGTAGTGGGAATGAAAGCTAAAGAAGCAGCTTCGTTTCTGCGTTCCACGGCACTAGGTAACCAAAATTCGGGCGGACGCCCGTTCGGGAAGTGAAATGACTGAAGGTTCAGCCAAGAAACCATTTGACTGGGGTGACTGGATTGAGCGCTCTGTTTGGACTGCGGTCGAAGCAGGGCTCGCCATTCTTGTTGTCACAGACGTATCAAGCATGAAAGCTGCTGCATCAGCAGCGGCAGCGGCTGGCATAGCGGCTCTGAAGTCGCTGGCCAAGCAACGTCTGGCTCGGTGACATCTGTGGGGGACGATGAGGCTCTCGATGACATCTGGGCAGACTGGATGGCAGAAGAAGGTTTAGAGATCGAAGAAGAGATCGAACTAACCCTTCTGGAGACTCGCGGTACTCTCGACATGCAAGACGGCACCCATGCTCAATGGATGAATGGTGACCTAGGCGTTCTCTTTACTTTTAGTTCTGAAGAAGTCACTGAGATACTTGACGCTTGGGATGATGCTGTTGGAGGCAACTTGATGGCCTTGACCAGTTTGATGAACTGGCTTCAAGGCTTCACGGGTTTCCTGACAACATGCGTCAACGCTAAGTCAGATTTAGAGGATTAATCTTTGAGCTTTCTCCACACAGCTTCATGCTGAAGGAGATTACTGCGAACTTTGGCAGCAAGCTCATCTCTTCTGCGCGCCAACGTAGTTTTAGGGATGTCCAACACTCGTGCTACGAAGCGTAGGGATAACCCAACATCTACAAGCATGTGATATAGCCATTGTTCGTCGTCGCTTAGAGAATCGAAAACCTCTTCAACGGCATCTATTAAGTCCCCTTCATCTCTGTAAACGCTTTCCCAAGAGGCAGAAGGTTCCTCGAAAGGGGCGGCGCTCATAAGAGCTTCCGCCTCCGTTTCGGGAATATGGTAGAGCCGTATGGCTCTGTACCATTCTGTGTCTGTTACCACCGCTCGTGACCTTTGAGGTCTTAGCGACGGAAACTTGTAATCTTTTAACGCTTGAAAGAATGCTTCAGAATCAAATTTGTCATCCATCGTCCCAGGGCAATAGTTTTGAGCTTATAGAGAAATAAGCTTTGCCCTCAGGAAACTTCCCCAACGGTACATCTTCTTTATTGATGATGTTTACCATTTCGCTGTATGTCAACGCAGCGAAATTCTGTCGGGTTGATGACCAAATCCAAAAGTACAAGTCCATTCCCGAGTGATCCCACCAGGACAACGCAGATATTTTTTCTAGTTTCAATTTCAGCGGCGTTTTGCCCATTCCCATCACTTCTACTAGCCGCTGAGGGTTTCCTTGTAAGTAATCAGGAGTATATCTTACTCCCAACGGCATTTTGTGTATGTGAAAAGGTGGACGGTTCAAACCATACCTAACCCAAGAGTCGTTTCTTTCCTCAAAAGCTGTTTCAGCTTCGTCGCCCATCTTTAAGTAGCGTTCTCCATAAGGCGCTTGGTGGAATGGTTTGTTCATTTTTTCTTCCCGACGATCCTCTGTATTTGAATATCGTCTTTATAGGCGATGCCATTTAAGGCATCTTCTATCGCTTTAAGGTAGTTGGTAGTATCTCCTCGGAGTTTGCTTTCCTCTACCTCTAGCGGAGTGATGGTTATCTGAGCTTTCTCTTTGCTCAGAACCACACTCATGCTTATGGGCCCCTCAAAGAGGGGGCCTTTGTAATGTTCTTTGACTGCGTTTTCGTAGTCCCGAGTGTTTTTAGGAGTGTACGCATAACCTTTTTTAGAAAACCTAGGGCGACCCTTGACCTTTGGTCGCACTGGAACCGTAAATTTGTAGGACTTAGGCACGTCTATCGCCTATTGCCACCACTGCTCTATCAACAAGATTACGAAGTTGACGTTCTCTGTCTGCTCGGTCTGTGAACTTCTGCAGGCGATCATCGAATCTTCTTACCCAATCCAGTGTCGCTTCGTATGTGAACTCTTGCCAGATCAAACTGGTAGCGAACCCAAAGAGCGCTTTGCTGCGATCTTCGTGTTCGTGTTGTTCCCACAGTTCTTTAGCTAACCCCAGAAACTCCCCATCCAGCCGAAAACCCCGATCAACATACTTCAGTTTCTTCGGCTCAGTCGCGGCATGGAGGGGAAGTAACTTTCGCATTATCGCTGGAGGCGTTCTGTTTTCTAAGGCTTCTTTCGTGAACTTTTGCCACGAATAGCCTTCAACTTCTTGCCTGCCAGGAGTGCGACCCCCAGGGTAGGGAAGCCTTAAGCAATTCCCTATGGAATCTTTAGCTAAAGATTCTTGTTTGGGGTACACCTCACGAGTGGGGACATCCACGATCCTGCAAGCACCTATAAGAGCTTGGCGAACCAAGCTGGCTGCCATTGGTGCTTCAAGATAGACCCAAACGTGGTACCCCTTGGAGCGAGAGGGCTCTTTCCAAGAGGTAATACCCATTTTCGTGAGGAGTTTTTGTAAGTTGTTTGAATGAACGTCTGATATTTCTCCTTCGTCTAAGTCAACTGCTCCCCAGTTGACCATCCAAACACCGTTCTTTTGCCAGAGAGGGTACACACCAATGTTGGCGTCGCCTTCTAAGTGCTTCTTTACTAACTCTTCGTATTCCTCGCCATACGCCTCAACATAGTCCCCCTGTCGGGTGAGAGGCTTTACTCCTTTCGCTACGTTAGCGATGAAGCCGCCTTTGTGAAGCTCAGCGAACTCT